TGTAAATCAATGTTGTAAATGTATTTCGAGTGTTATTGTGTCGTGCAGCAGAACAAAGTGATATTATTTCGATATAAACACCGGGCCATTGGAGTATTCTTTCACAACGTAGCCCAGAACCATGAAAAGGCGAATAATACTTTTCTTAGGTATGCTGAAAGGTGGATGGATCAATTTCTGATTTTTATATACTTCTTGATTAGTGCTGCAGGCCGTTATCGCATCGCCGTCATCGTATAAACGTTTAGTGACTCTGTATTCTGAAGTTTCTACACAATAAATTCTTCCCCAAACGATCAAGTTACGATCCTTAACTTCTTTTAAGGCCAAAATACAGCCACTTGGGTATTCAACCATTGAATCTCCATAATGGCGAATAGCTGCAGTTGCACCAGGAAACCAATCACCAGCATCTATATATTCACTTATTTGTTGCGATGGGTTCATATTGGCCACTATATTAGATCCTCCAACAGTATGCACATCTTCATATAATGGAATTACATTCTTATTGGGCTGATAGTCAATCTCCGGTTGATTCAAATTAAGCTTTTCAGATCGAAACATCTCGCCTTTGCCAGTTAGCAGCCATTCGGGATTTATTTCGGGCTCATAGGCGATAAATTTCGCAATATTATCTTCACTTATACCACTTTTCTTGTCTAAAACTCCTCTTGTGATCCCACTATCGACATAGAATTTGTACTTGGTAATGCCTTTATTATCAAGATATTGTAAAATTCTGTTCTTAATGGGCGAAATTTCTTGCATAGTAATTTGCTTTAAGCGAAATATGTTGCTTATATTTGTCCTAACAATAAGACAAAAGTATGACAAAACCCGAAGACGTCCTAACAAAAGGACTGAAAATAAAAGAACTTAAAAAAAAATTGCAGTACGGTGATTTCGTACTGCTTGGTGATGTGCTTGGCTGTAGCAGAGATGCAGCGGTTAAAAGATTTCAAAGAGGTAATGAGATTGCGATCGAAGCGATGGAGAAGATAGTCAAAAATCGTGAAGAATTAAAAGAAACCTATAAAAGCGAAGACACATGACAATAACAATAGATCATTCGCAAGTTGAGGCGGTTCAGTCTTGGCTTGAGAAACTTATAGAAGAGGATAACAGCGAAAATTAAAACACCATATAATGTATATACCATATCAAAATAAAATATGCGTACCTGCGCGAAGACTACTTGAAGAGGGGATCGTCGAATCTTGGGGCACTTACAGAACATGGACGCAAAGGGGCCATCTTAGAGTAGTGCGAACTGGAGGAAACGGACGTGAAGCTTTGGTTGATGTCGAGCAGATGCGTCCAGATATACGTGAGAAAGTTGAGAGGGTTCTCGGTCCAATTGCCGAAAGATCCAAATTACAACTCGCTTCATTTATAGAATGGTCTAAAGAAGCTGAAACCTTCTTTAACGAATACAGATATGGCGAAGATATGTCGCTTCCAGCTGACACCATCTATGAATACACTACAACGGCAAGCATTTTAAATGCGATAAATAAGTTGGTTACTGAGCATTTTGTAAGGATCAAAGTAACGAAAGGACAAATGTGGCAAAACCTTGCAAATGCTTGTCAAAATCTTGATGCTGATAAATATCCGCACAAATTGCCTTCGAATGCCAGGCGTTTACAAGATCGTTATAGAAAATACATGAAAGAAGGATATAGATCCTTAATTCATAAGAATTTTGGTAATGAATTCACAGCAAAGCTTACATCAGAAAGCAAAGAATGGGTGCTTGCTCGTTGGTGCAATCAAGTTCATAGATGTGCGAATCTGGCACAACTTCAAGACGAATACAATGAAGTAGCGAGAGAAAAAGGTTGGAAGGAAGTATTGGAGGAAAAGACATTCTATAACTATCTGTATGCTGAAGAAATTCAACCGCTTTGGTGGGCACACAGATACGGCGAAAAAGCTGCAGACGAAAAGTTCGGCTACCAGCATACAACTATCTTGCCAACTCGCAGAGATTCACTCTGGTATTCGGATGGTACAAAACTGAACTTCTACTTCCAAGAAGATGGTCAAATGAAAACGGCGTGGGTTTACGAGGTGATGGATGCATACAGCGAGGTATTGCTCGGCTTCAACATCTCGAAAGAATCGGAAAGGTTTGCTGATCAATACAAGGCTTATAAAATGGCAATCCAAATCTCTGGACATAGACCATACGAAATCAAGTTCGATAACCAAGGCGGACACAAGAAGCTGGTTGCTTCGGAATTCTTCGGCAAAATGAGTCGCTTGGCAGTTCGAACGCAGCCGTACAACGGAAAGTCCAAAACTATTGAATCGGCATTCGGTCGCTTCCAACGCCAAATCATGAAACGCGCTTGGTTCTTTACCGGTCAAAATATTACAACCAAATCACAGGAGTCACAAGCAAATATGGAGTTCATACTTGCGAACAAAGCTAACCTACCAACCTTCGAAGAGGCTTGCAAAGTGTATATCGATATGCGAAGCGAATGGAACGAAAGTAAACATTACCAAACAGAACTTCCAAGAATCGAAATGTACAATCAAAGCTTTAACGAAAAGACACCTAAGATTGATATCTGGGATATGGTGAACATATTCTGGGTGTGGCATTCACGAGGCGACAAACTTCAGCCAGTTACATTCACTCCTGGAGGAATCTCATTCACTCTTAACAAACAGAAATTCGAATACATGGTTTATGATGAAAATGGACTTCCGGATATGGATTTCATCGATAGATCAGTTGACAAGAAATTCTACATCAAATATGATCCAGAGCTAATGGATGAAATCTATCTGTACGAAAGAGATCATGCGGGCGAACGATTTGTAACGAATGCAAAGCTGAAAGTGAGCATCCACAGAGCAACTCAAGACCAAACTAACGATGAAAACAAGTTTATCAAGCAGGTGGAGCTTCAGAAAAAGGAACACAGGCTTGAAAGGTTTGAGCTGATGGAGGATATACTCGAACGACAAGGTCTTGCTGCATGGCAACAAGGGTTTAACACTCCGAAGGTTCGAGGAGTTAATTCAAAGAAAATTAAAACAAACAAAAAATCCACAACGACCGCAGCATCGGCCGAAGTGGACTATGACAAACAAATATCAAACAAAACTAAAATAGACATTTATGATGAATTCTAACACTGTACAATGGAGTGAGAAAATAAATATCTCCAATCGTCTTGCTGATTATGTTCAGCACAAAGGTAGTCAAAAAAAGGCAAGCGTATCGCTTAACATTAGTAATGCGACGATTTCGCAGATTTTAGGTTCTAAGTGGGAATCAATATCTGATGAGATGTGGCGCAGAGTGTCCTCTGGTGTGGGAGGAGGTGCAAATGAATGGGTGATGGTTACGGACGTATCGGTAACGAATAAACTACTCCAATTCCTAAAGGAATCTCAGCAACTGTCTTTAGTTTTTGGAATCACTGCAGATGCAGGTAGTGGAAAGTCAGCGACGATTCAGCACTATGTTCAGAATAACGAAAACGCCTATGCAATTAGTTGCAACGAGTACATGGAAGAAAAGGATTTCGTTCTTGAAATTTTCAAGGCAATGGGTAGAGAACCGAATAGCACTCGCATCTATCCAATGACGGTTGAGTTGATGGATCTATTGAAAAGAACAAGCTATCCGGTGTTGATCCTGGACGAAGCCGATAAGTTGAGAAATAGAGTGTTGAACTTCTTCATCACCTTCTACAATCAATTGGAAGGCGTGTGTGGTATCAATTTGATTGCAACGTCTTACTTGTCCAAAAGGATTCGCAATGGAGCAATGAATAACACCAAAGGATTTAGAGAAATATACTCAAGGTTAGGTCGAAAGTTCATCGAATTGAACGAGGTAACATATACAGATGTTTATAAGATCTGCCACGCGAATGGAGTTACTGATGACAAGATCATCCAAGAAATCTTCGAAGACAGTGATCATGATCTTCGAAGAGTGAAAAGAAAGGTAATTGCTGAGAACAGAAAAAAACAAATGCTCAATGGATAAGGAGTTCAGATATCACCCAATCATAGAAAATTTGAAGATCAATGAAGATGGGTCAGTGATTTTGTTAAACGGTCATGAGTTGAAGCAATATGAGACGAAAAGTAGTTCAAAGCTTGTAATCATCAAAAGTAGCAATGTAAGTGTGCTCAAGCTTCTGTGTGAAGCTTGGCACGGTCGAGCAGATTCTCCCGAATATATAGCGGTGCGAAAGGATCCAAAGAAAGGAACTCACTACACGAATATTAAGTGGTCAAAGAGAGGCCAAGGTGTGAGTGTGAAGAGAAGTAAAGGCTGGCAGAAGAAACCTTATAAGTTTCCAACAGCGAAAGACTTCTTCGAGTTTGATGAAGCAAGGCCAAAAGACATGACGATAACTGAGTATTTAAAGCAAAACGAAGTATCAAGATTTGCGTATTACAAAGCAAGGAAAAGATATGCCAAAGAGAGTTAAACAAGCTTATAGCGTCGAAAACGTAATTCGGAAGAAGTTCGAAACGCTGGAGTTTGATGGCGAATGGGAGCGTTCATTGGGGAAGCCAGATAAAGCATTTTCAGCGATTATTTGGGGTGGTTCATCACAAGGGAAAACAAGCTTTGCGATGCAATTGGCTAAACATCTGTGCAAATTCGGGCGTGTTGCTTACAACTCGCTCGAGGAAGGTATTTCACACACAACACAGATGTCGCTTATAGAACATAATATGCAGTCAGTTGGTCGCAAGTTTATTCTATTAGATCGAGAGCCTTGGGATTTAATGTTCGAGCGAATGAAGAAGAGAAAATCACCTCAATTTTTAATCATTGATTCGATTCAGTACACGGGTGTGACGGTGAAAGAATACAAAGCGTTGAAAGAATTTATGCAGTCTAAAGGTAAAGGATTGATTTTTATCAGTCATGCCAGAGGAAACGAACCAAGAGGTGCATTGGCCGAATTTATACGATACGACGTGGATCTTAAAATACCTGTGAAAGGCTACAGAGCATTTCCAGAAGGACGGTTAAACGGCGGGGGCGAATACTTTGATATATGGCCAGAAAAATCAGCCGAATATTTTGCAAACATTAATTAAACAGAGAACAAACAACTAAATGACAAACAAATGAATACAGCAGAAAGAATAACAAGAGGAGTTTTCATAACATACACAGAATATGACAACTTCCGCGAATCGCGCTTCCACGTTTGGTGCGCAAGGTATGCAGCATTGAATCGCATAAGCCTTCAAATGATGGTGAAGAGCGATATGCTACGAAACTGGTACTACATGCAATGGAACGAATACGTAGAACTTCCATTTGTCAAGAATTATGAAGAGTATTTCGGAAATGACGAAATGTCAAGCACTCTCTTAGACATCATTTTTGAAATGCCAAGCCATATCGAAACGATTTATCCAGATATTTTAATCAAAGAAATTATCAATGAAAGCAAATCAATTAACAGCAGACGAAATAAGGTGCAACAATCACGAGTGTAAACTTCGCGAGACCTGCATGAGATACAAACAGCTTGTGATTGATCATCATGCACGTAAATGTATCGACTATGAAGTCTACAAGTTTGAAGGTTTCGAACATGATGAATTCGGATTTGTAACTAAATGTATCTCCTATAAAAAAATAGAAAATGAAAGAATACCCAATTTTTGAGCTAAGAGAAGTACTCAATTACGACACATATAGGCAACAGGTATTCAGCTTCTACGAGAGGCTTTGCATTCATAAGGCAATCAGCGACGCGCTGTCTTATTGCCGAGAGTGTGAACTGGAAGGCGAATTGGCAATCAAAGTTACCAAGTTGTTGGCCTACATTAAGCAAAATAACATCAGACCTGTGAAGAAGGTCGTTTCAATGAATTTCCAAACCAATAAAATAGAAATAACATGACAAAGGTAAATAGACAAGTGAGCTCGGATGAGTTCTGGACCGATGAGTCCGGTGTGAAAATACCATACAATCGCACCACCAAATTTGAAAGATTGAAAGAAAGAAAGCTTCATTCTCTTTATAGAAGATCGTTAACTGCAAACAAGGCTTTGCAGGATCTTAAAGAAGAAGTTGAGAAAACAATAGAAGAATTGATCGAAGCTGCACGCAAGGAAAATGCAGTGAAGTTGCAATCGAAAGGATCATACACTTTCTACAACTTCGACAGGACATTGAAAGTAGAAGTCAAAGTCAATGAGTTGATCAGATTTGACGATTTGAAGCTGGAATCAGCCAAAGAGGTATTGCTCGAGTTGGTTCGAAAGAACGTTTCGGGTGATGACTTTATTCTTGGAATCGTAGAAGATGCTTTCCAAACTTCACGCGGAAGACTGGACACTCGCAAGATTTTAGGCTTAAAGAAGCACACCAAGCGAATCAAAACAGCCGAAATCCGTAGCGAATGGGAAAAGGCAATGACTCTCATAGATGAAGCCATTAGCCGTCCAGAATCAAAAACCTACTATCGAGTTTGGGAATTGGACAAGAACGGCGAGTATCAGAATGTAGAACTTAATTTTTCGGCGCTATGAGTGTAGAGATAAAGGACTTAGGATCCAATAGACTGGAAGTGAACGGAAAGCTCGTTTATCTCGATCACGACGGGAACTGGAAGTCAATGGAAGAATTGTCAAGCAGAGAATATAGAGAAGTGTATAGCTACATCAATAACAAGCTGTACGATTTAGAGAATAGAAAAAATTAAAGGGCGTTTTTTCTCATAGGTGTTTTAGTTAGTTCCGGGCTTGCCCTGCCCGGGTTTTTAAAAACAATCAATCAAACAAGATGAAAACAATTTTAAAGAAAATATTCAAAAGAAAGGAAAAAGCAACGGTTCAAGAATTGCCAAATAAGAAGCCGTTTTTTTGTGCAAGAGCAGTTAAGTCTAAGTATAGAGTACATTGTGTCCTGGAATTCGAAAACAATCCAGTTCGATCAGTGAAATTTGAGATTCACGCGAATTCTCGAGCTCACGCAAGACACTTAATCAGCAAGGGAATGGAGTTGAAAATCATCAGAACTAATAAAGTTAAAAACAATGACCGCAACAGCTAACCAAATAAAAATTTTGCAATCGCAATGCTCTGGCAAATTCAGAGATCGAGATGAACGCTTGGAGGCTGTCAGTTCGATTTTAGGCGACGAAGTCGAGAGCTTCAAAAAGCTGTCGAAGCTACAAGCCGACGACTTGATCTATTTCTTCAATACCGGAGAGATGCCAGACAATAGAAGTTGGGCAGCCTTTGACAAACACAATTCGCAGCACAGAACAATTTTATCCAAAGCGTACACACTCGGTTGGCGTGATCGAAAAACCGGATATGCCGATTTGAATCGCTTGGGTGGATGGTTGAAGTCGAAACGATCACCCGTTTCAAAACCACTCAAAGAAATGAATAAAAGAGAACTGTCGAAGGTGATTTCGGCAATGGATAATATGATTTTAAAATCTTTTAAAAAGGATTTAAATGAGCATTAATATAATGATCGATATCGAAACGATGGGCACTTCAACGAATGCGGCAATTTTGAGTATTGCAGCAGTGAAGTTTGCCATTGAAACTGGCGAAACTTATGATGAATTCTACGAGACCATCACTTTATCCAGTTGTGAAAAATTGAGGTTGAATATAGAAGCTGATACGGTAATATGGTGGTTGTCTCAATCGGAATCGGCACGCAGAGCTTTGATGATACAATCGAAGATCAGCATCACTGAAGCCCTGGAGAAACTGACTGAGTTCATTCATCCGGACAGCATTATTTGGGCAAATTCACCTTCATTTGATTTGGTGATCCTAAAGAATGCCTACAGGAAAGCAGGTAAAGAAGCACCTTGGAAGTATTGGAACGAGCGATGCGTTCGCACTTTGGTTGCGTTGCATCCATCGGTAAAAGAAGAGTTCTTCGCGAATACAGAAGCCCACAATGCATTGGCTGATTGTTACTATCAAATCGGTTACACCTCACAAACATGGAGGGAATTGAAAGGAATTAATGACAATAAAAATGAGTGATAAAGAGCAAAAACAATCAAATAATGGAGAAAATCTCAATCAAAATTAATCATGTAGCCTTGGAAGTGCTGTGCGCTGTAATAGAAGATGCTCAATTGCATCAAATATGGACACGAGAGCAAAAAGTTGTACGCTCAATCATGTGGGATGTGACTCAATCTCTTCTGAAGAAAGAAATAAGTAAGCGACATACTGTTAACAAGTTTAAAATGAGTTTCAAATATCACGAAGCATTTGCACTTGAAAATTCTTGCAGAACGCTTTACGAGCATTGTCAACATACAGATACATATGCAGCGCACGTAGCCTTGGATGTAGC